TCAAATGATGTTTTTTTGACAGCAAGAACGACTATTCTTTGTAACTTCTCATACTCACCGATTGCAATCCCTTGTTTATAGGCCTTTTCCTTAGCAATACCTTCTTGTTTATCATTACCACACTCATAATAATATTTCTTGCCCTCCTCACCCCAACGTGCGAAGCATCCTTCATTATCATTTCCTACATTTACTGGCATATTATTCTCCATAATTTTCATAAGAGACTTTATAAATCCCCCCTTCAATAGTCGATGGTATCCTCACTGATAATTCAGAAATGATATAACTATCACATATCCCATCTATAAAACTCTTTTCAACGTCACCTACATTTATAGAAATAATGAAAGAGTTATCATTATTATATTGTAATAAATTAATTGTCGAAAATGCTTGTAATTCAATACTTAGTGCCTCAATGTTTATCATATTAGTAAGTTAATTTTATTAGGGTTTGGAAGTTATCCCTTGTACCTGTTGTTGGCATTGATATTGGATTATCCCAATATGCAGTCATACCTTTAGATGAAACATTGGCTACTTGGAATTGTCCAAAACCTGAAGTCCAAGCACCATCATTATTCTTCCAAACTATCAATAAGTTATTAGTTCCTGAATAACAATAAGGTGTATCAAAAGTTATATTAGTCCAGGCATAGTTATCCGTTATAGTTATATTCTTTTGAACGACTTTAGAAAGTGGTTTTACAAAAACTAAATCACTAAAGTCTGTTTTTGGTGTCGCAGCAAATGTTGTATTAGATATTTCACCAATCCATATCTCTTGATTATTGACTGTATAAGGTGTTGTGAATGACCTTGTGTAAAATGATAAACCTGTTATCTGAGATGCCGTTGGATTGAATTGTGATGGTGAATGTATCTGTGCACTCAGTGTATAGTTATAAAGTCCATAGAAAGGATGAATACCATTATACCCACTGTAAACACCAACTTGTTGTTCTAAGTTTTGTATTGGGTAAATACACCCTGAACTACCTGATGAACCAGAAGTCCCTGATGAAAAGATATCCATTAGTGAGTGTTCCCAAGATGCATTCTTTAGAATAAGTCCTTTTTTCAATGCCAGACCAACTTTCCAGTCTATATCCGCATGAGGTACGTTTTGATGTCTCGATATTGCCTCTATCCATGTGCCATTAGATGGTTCATTTATACCAAAGTGTTTAGCTATAGCTTGTATCCAGGTACCATTTTCTGTCTCAGTAATGCCTAAATCCTGTGCCCATTTTCTTATCCAACTCATACTATTCTATTATTTTTTTCATCTCGTCTTTGTAACCTGTAATCTTTTGTAAAAACTCTTTCAATATAACAAAGAAGCTCCTATTTCCAAGTTTCATACTATTCTCATCCATAGACTTCGTCTCTCCATAACACCATATACTCGCCAATCCTTTTGATAAAAGGTATTTTATTCCAAAAATAACACCACCCATTACGTGTATATCGATAAGATATGCCAAAAGAACGGTTCCCAGATATAGGAAAATCTTGCTTGTCATTCCTTTTCTAAGCAGTGCACTTCTGAAAGACTTTATTCCCCTCTTCTTTATACTGACATAAATCGCCATTATCGTGTCTGCTGTTATAAAACATATCAACAATATCACGAGACCTTGTATAGGCGCCAGAAAAGTCATCAATGTTAGCAAAGCCGCTTTTATCCAAGTCATATCCATCATTTATTTTTTTTCTACAAATATCATAATCCAGTTATGCCTGCACTGCCAAGAGACTTTCCCATCTGGTTGTGTCCAGTATCCACCAGCATATTTGAAGACTGATAGTCCAAACCCATTAGACATAGCGTTTATATCTTGTTTAGTGTAATATCTGTTTGCTCCTATGATAATCTCACAGAAGTCTCTCGTTCGTCCATTAGGAAGTATCTTTGGCCCATCTATACCTGCTCTGAGGTCATATCTATATCTTATCTCATATTTATCACCTATTGTCGGCTTTTTGATTATCGGAGTTTTTTTTGGAGGTCTTCCAGGAACTCCGGTCTTTATAGCAAGTTCAAACTCTTCAATGAGTTTATATGTCATTGGTATCTCATCGATTATACGAAACTTATGAGCAGGTTCACCGAGTTCATTCAGCAGTTTTATCTGCCTTTTGAGTTCAATCTCCTTTATCTCTCTTTTTAGAGACCTCTTTACGCTATCAATGTTTGGTATACACATATTATCTAAACTCTTGTTATAGATAAAGTATAAATGGTATACATTATGTTTACTATGACGAGAGAAGAAAAGATATTATTGGCGATTGAAAAAGGATATACCTGTAATCCGGAGACTGGGCAGATTTATACTGGAAGAGGTAAAGAAGTTTTATCTACTAATAAGGCAGGTTATATACAAATACAGATGCAAAAGGATGGTAAGAAGATTTGTTTATTTGGTCATCAATTTGTATATTATACATATTTTCATACTCTTCCAACCTGTATAGACCATATAAACAGAATAAAAAATGACAATCGTATATCAAATCTACGAGAGGCCACATATCAACAAAACAACTGGAATAGGTCAAATGTAAAAGGCTATTATATTGAGAAACGAAACATAAAAGAAACATGGGTGGCACAGATAAAATTAAATAACAAAACAATATGTCTTGGTTCATTCGAAACAGAGGCAGACGCACGCGACGCCTACCTAAATGCCAAAAAAATCTATCATATTATTTAGTATCTGTTTCCTGGTTCACTTCCGTTAGGACCGTAGAAATATTTATTCCTTCTCAAAATCCAGCTTTCGTGGTCTTCTAAATAGATGTCACTATCATAAGGTTCGTTGTAGTTAGGATATACTTGATTATGTGGATTTGTATCCTGTGTATATAACGGGAAGTCTATACTAAACTGACATAGGAAATCCTTTGCTCTCTTTTCAAAATACTCTGCTCTGTTTTTCAACTCCGAACGCAAATATTTCATATCCTCTAATGATGCTGGCTCAGAATATTCATCTCTCAACTTTACAACTCCTTTGTTTCTTATCTTTATGTGTAAGAACGGTATTGCTATTTCAGAACTCCTATAAGCGATTGATTGTTTTAGGATTTCAAAAAGTTCTGTCTCTATTGTGTTTAGAGTTCCAGCGATGAACTTTGTGTTCAAATCATCATAAAGATTTTTTCCGAGTATCTCTCTCGTGTTTATAATCTGGCACGTCTCTATATGGTTGGCCACCTCTGAAACATCTACGTTATTGTTTATTGGCGTTAGTTGTTTTAGGTATGATTGCGTAATCCAAGGTGTGAATGGCATATCTTTATTTTATTTTTTATATCGTAAATGGTGTAATCTTTACATTGACGTCAAATCCGTTCAGTCTCAAGATATCGTTTATCATTTCCTCAAACTTTATAGTGTCTGGCTTTATCACAAATCTTGAAAAACATTTTACTTTTGTTTCAAAATCTCCTGAGCCAAGCTGGCCCGGTATGCTCAGTCCGAATAGTTCTGGTGTAGTTGCACGCTCACCTGTAAGTATTTTCTGTGTTACCTGGTCTGCTATTACCGTAAACTGCTTGTCTACATTCTGAACTTCTATCGGTGTGATGTCTGGTGAAAGTTCCTTTCCGTCGGAAAAGACGGTCATTACTGAACCACTATTCTTCACACCGCCAAAAGACCTTTTCAATCCTCCGATGATATTATCTCTTTCTTCTTGTGTGTTTGGCTTTCTGTAAAACTTTATAAGAAGAGATGGGTTGAAACCATTTTCTATAAGACTTCTGTAATATAATCCAACCTGGCTTTCTAATGTAATCCAGTCGATTGCTCCTGTATATGAAGGTTCACCATAATAATCGTTGGCTACTTTTTGTCCAGGAATGTAAAGGAGTTGTCTGTGGTTCTCTCTATCACCTCTATCTAATGGATATACACATACCGCTTCTTCTCTTCTGTCTGTCCAATCTCTTTTGTAATACCATTCTGTTACTTTTCCTTCTTCGTATTTTCCACTTCTCAGTTTCGATACGTCTATTCTATTTACCTCTACAACTCTTGAAAAGTCGAGCGACCATATTATCTCTATAGCCATTGCACCAAATATCTGATAATCCAATGATAAGATACTTTTGTCTTTTTGAAGCTGTCCTAATAAAGAAAGTATTTTTATGTTTTCTGCCTCGCTTATCAATGTGGTATCATATGTCCATTCCTCTCCAACGACCATCTCTGCTTTTGTTTTTACAATAGCATTGTGTGTAGGACTTGTGTTGTATAAGTCTTTCAGGTATTCCGGATAAAGGTTATCACTTCCGTAGTTTACCCATTCGTTTGTCCTGTCTGCGTGTATATAAGGGAGGTCTGTCTGTATAGCAAAAGAAAATCCCTCAACTCCGTCTGATATATTTTGTCTCGTGTTCGGAAGAGTTACCGTTATCGGTGCTATCGTCTTTTCTTTTCCAAGGTTTATTCCAAAAATCTTCATTTTTATATTGTTTTTTTATAGCTCCTTGAATAGAAGTCGTCCTTCTTCTAAAAGGCTTGCCGTTCCTGTTGGAAAGCTTATTGGTCCGGATGGCATAGGTCCTACACATCCCCAAACTTCATAGTTCCATTGTGATGGGAAATCGTTATTTTCTCCGTAAAGCCATATGTTATATCCAAGATTTATCCAGTCGCCATTGGCCCCAGCCGATGCAGTGGCAGATGCTGTTACCGTTATTACAAACTCGTTATACCTGTCTGGTGCTGGAGATACATCCACCGTTGAACGCAGTGCGAAGTCTATATTGTTACCACTGAGCTTGTTTGTTATTCGGAAATAATAGAATAAATCATTATATGATGCCACAGACGGCGTATAAAAATCGTATTTCTCTTTTAGAGTGAAGACGACTTCCGTGTTTATTCCTGGATTTAGTGTTATCATATTGAAAGTATATTTTATCGCGTATTCGTTTATCGTAAAAAAGCCCGCGTGTTGCGAGCTTTATTTTTATGCTTCATTATAAATAGAAGTTATTCCTTATGCCAAAATCAAATAAGGTGATATTGCAGCATAATCAATCTCATAGGCTTGAAGCCTTTCAGATGCTGTAAATACCACTTCGTATCCATTTCTGTCAGTTTTCTGAACTCCTGTTCCACCATCTATTCCGGTAACTCTTGCACCTTCAATAAGGCCTATAATCCAATAGATGTTATTACTATCTAAAACAATCAAAAGGAGGTCTTTTTGTCCTGCTATAAGTTTATTTATATAAGTTCTTTTAGTCGTATCTCGCCTCGTTAGAACGAGTGTCACCACTTGATTGAAGTATGTTGTTCCCGCAGCTAAATCAATCGCTGTGGTCTCTTGAAAGTTACATACATTTTTGTTAGTTTCTATTTCAAAGAACGCGAATGTTGACACGGTTTGATTTGTGTTCGGTGGTGCAGGGTCTGACGATTGTCCAATCAGTGGGGTGAAGCCTAGGAAGTCAGGAACGATTGTTGTTGTGTTTGTACCTGCGTTGTATGAAGATGAAAGGACTGCTCCAGACCAGTATGTTGCTGTTACCGTTACACCATCTATCTGCATTACATTGTATGTGAAGTAAAACCATCTTCCTGTTGTGAATATAGATGTTTGATTACCCGGTATTGTTACCGATACTAATATTCTCACAAATCCTGAGGTGGCGATATTCACCGTTGCTACTGTTGATATTACTGCATTAGGACCAGCTGGTGTTATACCAGTGATTTCTCCACCAGTTATTGTTGGTGAAAACTCGGTAAAATCTGCCACCAGTATTTTTTTTATTCCTCCGGCGTTCAGGTCACACGTCTTAGCGAGAGGTGTGGTCAATCCATTACATATTGCCATTTTTATATTTTTAGTTTTTATAAGAAAACCCACTCACCGTTATGGTGGTGGGTTTCTTTTGTATCTTTTGTATCTTTGTTTGGATTATGCCAAAGTTACCAATGCACCAATAATCGCTGGGTCTACTTGCCAAGCTTGGTCTGGTTCCATTGCTGTAAAAGTTACCGTATATCCATTTCGGTCTGATTTAGCGACACCAGTTTGTCCGTCAATCGCTGTTACATAAGAACCTTCAGAACGACCTGATAGCCAATAGTTTCCATTACTATCTAAAATGATAATAAGTAACTGTTTTTGTCCATCGATAAGTTTGTCGATAAATGTTCTTTTAGTTGTCTCACGTCTTGATAACTCTAAAGTTATGATTTGATTGAAGAACGTTGAGCCATTAGCCAAATCGATATTTACCGTTTCTTGAAAGTTACATACGTTTTTATTTGTTGCGATTTCAAAGAAATCCACTGATGTTGTAATAGCAGACAACCAGTTTCCAACCTGTGGAGACGCTGCTGCTGCTTCTGTATAACCCGTAACATTTGCGAAATCCGTTACGAATATTTTGTTGACACCTCCTGCATTTAGCTCACACGCTTTTGCTAAGGCTCCTGATAATACACTACATATAGGCATTTTATATTGTTTTTGTTTTTTATGGCATTAGGGGCCTAAGCCCCATTGCCTCTGTTTTTAGATTATGACCAATAGAAAACTACTTCTGAACCATAGATATAGTTTACACCAAACTTGAACTCACCTGTCATTCTAACAACTGGAACACCTGTTACGGATTTTTGTGGTAAAATCTGAACGTCTTCGAAATCAGATACTAAATCCGTGAGTAAAAGTAAGTTTGATTTTCTTGCAGCAACCATATAGTTTGCTGTTGCCCCTGGTGCTACTGAAAGTTTCACATCTAAGAAGTGTAACTCACCATAGTTTTGCATGTAGTATGCTTCAGATGATGCAGCAGCCAATGCTTGTCTGTATGCTCTATGAACTGTAGGAGATATGAATATTCTCATATCATCTTCTAAGATAAGTGCTTGTGGAATAGCGTTATAAACTTTTGTTAGTTCAGCGATAACGTTAGAAGTTGTAATAGAAGCAGTTCCAAGTACATCGATTACTGCTGCGTCTGCTTTGAACTGTTTGTAAAGTCCGTCACAGATAGATAATGGATATGAAGCAGTTGCACTGTCGCCAGCCCATACCATTTTCTCTGTATCCGCAGATACTTTTAGAGCTACTTGCTCTAATAGAAAACTTTCAACAGATGCTGGCATAACCTCACCATTGTTAGAACCTGGTCTCAAAAGTTGTGATAAATAGTCAGTCTCAAAAGTTCTTTGACAGTACTCTAAGTTGATTTTTACTGGACACACTTCCAAAGTTTTTTGCGATAATGTGCCTTCACCTTGTCCAGAGAAAGAGCAATCAGCATCAGCAAGTATATTACCAATGTTTAGTTGACCGATTTTCACTTTTGATTTTACGTTAGGAATAAGCTTGAACTCACTTTTAGAGTTACCTGTTAGTAACGCGTTTGCATAAAAGCCTTCCAAATCTTTACCATAGAAAGTCGTGTTATCCGTGAACGCTAACTTGAAGTTTGATTTATTCATTTTGTTTTTTATTTTTTTTTGTATATACTGAAAGTATATTATGGTGTTATTTCGTAGATTTTCTCAATGATTGTAATCTTTCGATTACTCTTTTTTCATTGTTTTCTCTTTCTTTCTCTCTATCGTTTTTGATAGTGATACTCGGTGCTCCTGCCATAGAAGAAAGCATCTCTACTTTGTCTTCAAGTGCTTCTATTTTTTTCAACATAGCATTTTCTTCGTCTCCTTCTGCCTCTTCTTCAACAGTCTCTACATTTTCAAGTTTATCTAATCTTGATGTAAGTTCTGCGATAACTCCTCTAAGTTCGTTGAATATAGGTTCAACAACCGATAAGACATCTGTTCCAACAGCTGGTGCTTCTGCTACCGGCTCTGCCATTTCTTCTTCTGTTCCTGGAGCAGCTGCAGCGATAATCTCTGCCACTTTTCCTTCTTCTATGATGATTTTAGTTCCATCTTCAAGCTCATATTCACCTGCATCCGCAGCTACCTTCGTGCCATCTTCTAAAATCAAGAAAACTTCTTTTCCAACAGCAGCATCGCCTTCCCAAGTCAATGTTAGTCCGTCTTTTGTTTTTACTTCCATTAGTTGTGTTTTTATTTTATCGGCTTGTGCCGTCATTTCTATGAGTTCAGTTCCTGCCATAATCTCAACAGAAAATCCTTTTACTCTTTCGGTCTTCACCTCGTCTTTCCAAAAGTCTTCGTCTTTTATTTTGACACCACCGAACCAAGTTCCTTTTGGAAGTGAAAATCCCCACTCGCTTGATTTGTCTGTTGTTCCTGTAATCCAGTTTTGAAGAAGCACAGCCTCTACTTTTTTGTCTGAATGTTGGAAGTTGAATACGTCTCCAAGTTTACTTTCGTTGTATTTGTCTGCTATCGTCTGGATAGTTTCTTCATCAAATACGATGTTGTATTCCTGTCCTTTTTCATCCATCCTATAAATAAGTTTGTTAGGAATAAGAAGAGGTCCGAATAACATCTGCTTGTCTTTATTAGCAGCGAATGAGAACTCTTCTATCTGCTTTGAAAGTTTTATCCAGTCTATTTCTATGGCTGGCTCGTCTACAAGAGATACTGCGTATACTCCTGTTGTATCGTCTTCTGCGTTTACGATTATTCTATAAGTCGGAAGTTTTTTCTCCATAATGTATAAAGTATATTTTTTATTTTTTTCGTAGATTTTTAGAACCTTGTTCTCTTCTGTATTTTACTTGCGTCTCTCTGTGCACTTGTAATAGAACTTTCTTTTACATATGTCTCTATTGGTCTTGAAGCCCACGTTTCGAGTATATCCTCCAATCTCGACATATCATATGGTGCCGCTTCCTGCATCATCGTTGGTGTAACCATTCCTCCAGTTGCCATCGGGAATGCCTTTCCACCTCCTGCTACGTTCATTGCTGATAAAATAGGTGCGAACATTTTGGTTGATTTTGCATTTATCACACTTTCACCATTAGATAACTTTGCATTTATTTTATCATCTGTTGGTCCACCCGGTCCAGATACGAAACCTCCTTCTGCGAATGCTGGAATATATTCTGCTGATAAAATAGCAGTTTC